CAAATTTTTGACTTTGCAAAAATACGTGATGCCCAGTATCACATGGCACTCTATGAACTTTTGGCAGAACTCAATTATAAGCATGTAGCTATTCTTAAGAAACGCCAGATAGCAAGCTCATATTTTCATATGGCCAAGCTATTAAACCAACTCTGGTTTGAATCTGGGGTTACTCTAAAAATAGGTGCAAGTCTAAAAGATTATATAAATGAGAAAGGCTCCTGGAAATTCTTAGATGAATATGCTGCTTTTCTAAATGAGCATACTGCATGGTATAGACCAATGACCCCACATAAAGTAATGATGTGGCAACAAAAAATAGAGGTAAGAAAAGGTGATAGAAAGAATGAAGTTGGTCTTAAAGGTACAATGCAGGGTATGTCATTTGAGAAAGACCCTACAAATGGTGTAGGTGGACCAGTAAAATTCTTCTTTCATGAGGAGGCTGGTATTGCACCAAAGATGGATCAAACATATGAGTACATGAGACCAGCAATGAGATCTGGTTTAATGACAACAGGTATGTTTATAGCCGCAGGATCTGTGGGAGATTTATCTCAGTGTAATCCACTTAAAGATATGATCTTAAATCCCACATCTAAAGATATATATGCTGTAGAGACAAACTTAATAGATAGTAAAGGAACAGAAGGTCTCTCAGGTTTGTTTATTCCTGAGCAATGGTCTATGCCTCCTCACATTGACCAATATGGTAATTCACTTGTAGAAGAAGCAATAGAAGCATTAGAGAACCAATTTGAACAGTGGAAGAAAGATCTTTCCCCGGAAGATTACCAGTTAAGAATTTCTCAGCACCCCAGAAACATTGAAGAAGCCTTTGCACATAGATCAGTATCTATATTCCCACCACATCTTGTCTCTGCTCAACAGAGAAGAATAGATGAGAAAGAATATGCATATGAGTTTCTAGATATATTTTATGATGAGAATGGTAAGCCTAAAGTAAAGGAAACACATAAGTTGCCTATTATGCAATTCCCCGTATCTAAAAAGTTAGAGGATAAAACAGGAACTCTTGTTGTATGGGAAAGACCTATTAAAGAACCAAAGTTTGCTGAAACTTATTATGCATCTATTGACCCTGTTTCAGAAGGAAAAACAACTACCTCAGACTCATTATGTTCCATATATGTAATGAAAGCACCTATTCAAGTAACAAAATATTCAGGCACAGAATCAGAAACTTATATAGAACAGGGTAAAATAGTAGCAGCTTGGTGTGGTAGATTTGATGATATTAATAAAACTCATCAGAGATTAGAACTAATAATAGAGTGGTATAATGCCTGGGCAGTTATAGAAAGTAACGTGTCTTTGTTTATACAGTATATGATATCTAGAAAAAAACAAAGATATCTTGTACCAAAAAGTCAGATTATGTTCTTAAAAGATCTGGGTGCAAATACTAATGTTTATCAGGAGTATGGTTGGAGAAATACAGGAACTCTTTTTAAAGGGCACTTATTAAGTTATGCCATAGAATACTGTAAGGAAGAACTTGATACAACAACTAAAGCAGACGGAACAATAGTAAAAACAACCTATGGAATAGAAAGAATTCCTGATCCTATGTTAATCAAAGAAATGCAAGAATATACAGAAGGACTTAACGTGGATAGACTAGTAGCATTTACAGCATTAGTAGCATTCATGAGAATACAGCATGCTAATAGAGGATATGCAAAATCAGTGATAATGGATGATGCTGCTAAAAACTTGCAAAAGTCAGAAAATTTGTTTAAATTAAATAGTAGTCCATTTAGGCATATGGGCAGTAACGGTAGATTAACAAATGGTTCAGTATTTAAAAAATCACCATTTAAAAATATTAAATAACTATGCAAGTATATAACGCATTACAGTTAAAGAAAGGTGCTAAAGTAGAACAAAACAGAATGGGTAGTATTACCCAACCTTTACAATTTTTACCTAAGAAAGAGAAAGATGAGGAATGGGCTGCTTGGAACCTAGATTGGATAGAATGGCAGGGGCTAAAACAAATCCGTAGAAATGCCAGAAGACTAATGAAGAACTATAAGCTTGCAAAAGGTATTATAGATAGAACGGATTATATTGTAGAAGAGAATAATGAATATAGAGACATAGTAGAATTGCTCACCAAAGAAGATGTTTCTGCATTAGAATTAAAGTTCTATCCCATTGTTCCAAATGTTATTAATGTTCTTGTAGCTGAATTTGCTAAAAGATCTACTAAGCTTACATACCGGGCAGTGGATGAATTCTCATATAATGAGTTGCTTGAACAAAAAAGAAAAATGGTAGAAGACGTTCTACTGGAAGATGCAAAAATGAAAATTTCATCAGCATTAATGGATCAAGGTATGGATCCTGCTTCTGAAGAATTTATACAAGAAACATCAAGTGAAAAATTAAAAACTCTTCCTGAGATAGAAATGTACTTTAAGAAAGACTACAGATCAATGATAGAAGAGTGGGCCTCTCATCAGCATAAAGTAGATGTAGAAAGATTCAGAATGGATGAGCTTGAAGAAAGAGGCTTTAGAGATATGCTTATTACAGATAGAGAGTTCTGGCACTTTAGAATGATGGAAGATGACTATGAAGTAGAACTTTGGAATCCAGTAGTTACTTTCTATCATAAGTCCCCAGATGCAAGATATATTTCTCAAGCTAATTGGGTGGGTAAAACAGATATGATGACACCATCTGATGTTATAGATAAGTATGGTTATATAATGGATGAAGAACAATTGAGAGCATTAGAAGCTGTTTATCCTATAAGATCTGCTGGCTATACAATTGGTGGTTATCAAAATGATGGTAGTTTTTATGATGCAACCAAATCACATGATTGGAATACTAACATGCCATCCTTAGCATATAGACAATATACATCTGCTATGGCAGGTTCAATATATGATAATGGTGATATTATAGCTCAAATACTTTCTGAAGGAGAAGATTACTATGACCAAGGAATTGCTTATTTATTGAGAGTAACAACTGTATATTGGAAGTCACAAAGAAAAGTTGGCCATTTAATATCTATTGATGACAATGGTGAAGTTAAAATGGATATAGTTGATGAAGACTATGCTATTACAAATAAACCTATTTATGATACAAGATTAAATAAAAATAAAACTAAAGATAATTTAATCTATGGGGAACATGTAGATTGGATCTGGATCAATGAGGTTTGGGGTGGTGTTAAAATAGGACCAAATATTCCATCTTTTTGGGGAATGAACAATCCTGGTGGATTCTCACCTATGTATATAGGAATAAATAAATCTAAAATAGGATCAATTCCATTTCAGTTTAAAGGTGACAGCACTCTCTATGGTTGTAAACTTCCTGTGGAGGGCTCTGTTTTCTCTGATAGAAATACAAGATCTACTGCACTAATTGATTTAATGAAACCATACCAGATTGGATATAACATAGTAAACAATCAAATAGCAGACATCTTAGTAGATGAACTTGGTACTATTATAATGCTTGATCAAAATACTTTACCTAAGCACTCTCTTGGAGAAGACTGGGGTAAAGGTAATTATGCTAAGGCTTATGTGGCAATGAAGAATTTCCAGATGTTACCTTTAGATACATCTATCACAAATACTGAGAATGCATTAAACTTCCAACATTTTCAAAAACTTGATCTATCTCAGACAGAAAGACTAATGTCTAGAGTACAACTTGCTAATCACTTTAAGCAACAAGCTTATGAGGTAATTGGTGTTAATCCACAAAGAATGGGTCAACAGTTATCTCAAATGACTGCTACTGGTGTAGAACAAGCAGCTGCAGCATCTTATGCGCAGACAGAGGTTTATTTTATTCAACATTGTGATTATTTAATGCCAAGAGTTCATCAAATGAGAACTGATTTAGCTCAATATTATAATTCTAATAATCCATCTGCTAGGTTGACATATGTTACAACTGCAGATGAGAAAGTAAATTTTGAAATCAATGGCACAGATCTTCTAATGAGGGATCTTAATATATTTTGTAGTACTACTGCAAATCATAGAGCTATTCTTGAACAGTTAAAGCAAATGGCAATGCAAAATAATACTACTGGTGCCTCTATCTATGATCTTGGTAAAATAGTCCAGTCAGATTCAATTGCACAACTTAATACTGTTCTTAAATCTTCTGAACAAAAACAACAAGAATTAAAACAACAAGAATTACAACAAGCAGAGCAAATGCAGCAGGAGCAAATTAAAGCACAACAAGATATTGAAAAAATGAAAATTGATGCTCAGGCAATGGAAAAAGAAAAAGATAGACAAAGAGATATCTTAGTTGCAGAAATTAGAGCTGCGGGCTATGGCTCTATGTCTGATGTAAATAAAAATGAAATGTCAGATTATGCAGATGCTATGAAAGACATTAGAGCAACAGAACAATATCAACAACAAACTGAACTTCAAAAAACAAAAGAAGATAACAGAGTTAATTCAGATAGAGAAAAGATTGCACTTGAAAGAGAAAAGATAAATGCACAAAGAGAGATAGCAGATAAACAGTTGCAAATAGCTCAAGTTAACAAAAATAAATATGATAAAGGTGGTTCCACAAAATCAAAAGATAAGGGTTAGCTATATAGTGCAGAAAATAATTTTCAAAATGATAAATTTTTGAAGTTTATTTCTTATATTAAATTATAAACAAAACCAACAAATATGGAAGACTTAGAAAATGGACCTGAAAAAGTTCAGGTACAAGATTCTACAAAAGTAGAACAAGTAGATGTAAACATTGATGAGATGTTTGGTATGCCGGGAGCAGATAGTATTATGCTTCCAGCAGATGAAGAAAAACCAAAGTCTATGTTTTCAAAAGAAACTATAGACACCTCGTTCCTTGACAAAGCTGCTTCTAAAGAAGAAGTGGCAAAGAAAGAAGAAGTAGAAGAAACTATTGCTGAGTTAGATAGTTTAATTACTCAAGAAGAAGATGCTGGTAATAAAGGCAGACCAAAGGTTGACAAATCAGGTCTTGCTGAATTAGCAACTAAAATGATTGAAGATGGATCTTTAGTACCTTTTGATGATGATAAACCATTAGAAGAATATACTACAAAAGATTTTAGAGAACTATTTGAAGCAAACTTTCAAGAAAGAGAAAATGCAGTTAGAGAAAATACTCCAAAAGAATTTTTTCAAGCATTACCTGAAGAACTTCAAATTGCAGCTAAGTATGTTGCAGATGGAGGTACTGATCTTAAAGGTTTATTTAGAACTCTTGCACATGTAGAAGAAATAAGAGATTTGGATCCAGATGATGAGAATGACCAAATAGTTATTGCAAGACAATATTTATATGCTACAAATTTTGGTACATCTGAAGAAATTGAATCAGAAATTGAAGATTGGGCTGATATGGGAAGGCTAGATAAAAAAGCTCAACAATTCAAACCAAAATTAGATAAAATGCAGGATGCAATTATTGAAAGACAATTGGCTGAGCAAGAAATGAAAAGAGAACAACAAGCCCAAGCTGCTAAACAATATCAGGATAATGTATATAATACACTTTCTGTAGGAGAGCTGGGTGGTATTAAATTAGATAGAAAAGTGCAAGGTTTGTTATTTTCAGGATTAGTTCAACCAAATTACCCTTCTATTTCTGGTAAACCTACAAACTTATTAGGCCACTTATTGGAAAAATATCAGTTTGTAGAACCAAGACATGATCTTATTGCTGAAGCACTTTGGTTACTTGCAGATCCAGATGGATATAAATCTAAAATGAGAGATCAAGGATCAAGACAAGCTACTGAAAAAGCAGTGAGACAATTAAAAACAGAACAAGGTAGAAGACTAAGTTCCTCTATAGTAGAGCAGGATGATGCTCCAAGAAGAACAACTTCTTCCACAAAACCACAAAAAACACTCTCAAGAGGTAATTTCTTTAAGAGAGGATAATTAAGTAACAAATAAAACAAATATAAAAATGGCAACTCCAGTTTTAAACAATGGGATATTCCTAAGAGACACAGCCTACCAAGCTTCATCGCATGTAGACTCTTATCACTTAGTGAATATGCTAAAAGATGCTGAACCTATGGATTTAGGTCCAGTTGACCTTTGGGCTATGACCCAAAAAGTAGAAATGCCCCTTTACCAGCTTTCTAGCTTTGGTGGCAAAAATGTAATTATGGTAGATAATGCTCGTGGAGAGTATAAGTGGCAGACTCCTGTCTCTACAGATCTTCCATATGTAATTGAAGACATTGAGTCTAACAATACTTTCAAAGGTATTGATGGCACAACCTTCAGAATCAAATTAAGCCGCAGAGAGTTTGGTCATGGTGATATCATCACTTATGACAAATATAATGGGGTTGAGATGTACATTACAGATGAAGATATCCTTCCATTAGGTGATGGTTATGTTTACACAGTTCAACTTGTAAATAATGACAACACTAAATTTTTGGATAATGCATTTTTAGCTAATGGTACAAGAATGTTCAGAAAAGGTTCTGCAAGAGGTGAGTATGGTGAAAGATTCTCTGACATCATGACTAATGCAGGATTTAGAGAATACTACAACTTTGTTGGTGGTGCTGAAGCTCACGTACATTATTCTATCTCTTCTAGAGCAGACTTAATGATCAAAGGTGGTATGAATGCAGATGGTACAGTTCCTGTAACTGAGATCTGGAGAACATTTGACAAAAATAATTTAGATCCATCAATCACATCTTTAGAAGATATGGTTAAAGTTATGGGTAAAGATGCTGTTAAGAAAGCATTTGATAACGGAGATTTGTCTAGAACTTTCTTGACAAATATGGAAGCTGCTCACCTTTCTAAAATTGCAACTGACATTGAAACTTACTTAATGTGGGGTCAAGGTGGTAAAGTTAGACAAGATGGTCCAGATGATATTAGATTGTCTGTTGGACTTTGGCAACAATTAAACAATGCATTCAAAAGAGTTTACAATAAAAATAACTTTACTCTTGACTTATTCCGTGGAGAGATCTATAATTTCTTCAATGGTAAAGTTGAGTTCCAAGGGCCAGATCCAAAAAGATCTCTTATTGTTCAAACTGGTATGGGTGGAATGAGAATGGTAAATGAAGCTATTAAACAAGAAGCTATCTCTTCAGGTTTATTGATCCAAGCTGCTGATATTGGTGCTATCACTGGTAAAGGTATGGACTTAAACTTTGGATTTGCTTATACTTCATATGTAATTCCTTTCTTGGCAAATGTTAAGTTTGTTCTTAATCCAGCATTTGACAATGTTCATACTAATGATATTGAAAACCCAATCATTGATGGTTTCCCATTATCTTCTTACAGCTTTATCATCTTTGATATCACTGATAACACTAATGATAATATTTATATGTTGAAACTTTCTTGGGATAACCAATTGAAGTGGTGGTATCAAAATGGTACTATGGACTACATGGGAAGAACTCAAGGATTCCAGTCTTCTGGACAATTCAACGGGTACCGTGTGATGATGTCTCAAACAATGCCAGCTATCTGGGTAAAAGACCCTACA